AGATGGCATGTAGCAAATATACCTTAACAAATACAGGTTCCACAATTGTGAACTTTAATTATAGAAGATGTGATGACTCTCTTTGGGAGTATCAAGTTGAATTAAATCCAAATCAAACAAAGAATATTTGGGTAATTAACGGGACATATACAATTTCTCCTGTTTATACTAGTTCAGTTTCTTTGATTAATCAAGGAGCTTTCCCGCCAATTAGTGAAACCGCGACTCCAACACCAACTCCAAGTGTTACTCCAAGTAATACTCCAACAGGAACTGCTGCTGTGACTCCGACTCCAACTAATACTCAAACACCAACTAATACATCAACTCCTACAAATACACCAACAGGAACTGCTGCTGTGACTCCGACTCCAACTAATACAGGCACTGCCGCTGTAACTCCAACTCCAACTCCAAGTATTACACCAAGTCAAACACCAACAGATACACCATCATCAACATCAACTCCAACACCAACATTGTCTCGTATATTATTTAGTAGCGTTTATTCTGGTTCGACTAGTTTAAATGCTTGTGGAAATATTGGAGGTTCATTAATCAATGTGTATGGTAATAATTCTAGTTTTGATTTAGTAAACAATTTCAGTCTTAATATCGACGGGTCATCTCCTGCAGGAGCAGGATATTTGGAATATAACAACTACGTAGTTGAAATTCAATCTGATGGTGATGTAGTTGCATTTTCTTACACTCTTTGTCCTACTTTAACACCTACTCCAACAAATACACCTACAAATACACAAACTCCAACACATACACCATCGCCCACACCAACAAGAACTTATTATCAATATAGTTTAGGTACAGGTAGTACAGCAAACTTAGCTTGTATTGATTTCAGTGGAGCACCTAACACAATCTACGGAACTGTATCAGGAGGAATTGGTCCAAATGTTGGAGAATTCTTATACTACAACTCAGGTTTATCAACACCAGTTATAAATGGTTATTATTCAAATGGAACTGCGGTATATCTAGTTACAGGTGGTTCAGGTGAGATTACAGGTGTCGACCCATCAGGTTGTTAAAAATAATTAAAAATAATATATTTCAAAAAACCCTCTACTTTTGTGGAGGGTTTTTTATTTTTAATACAAAATAGACATTAATGAAAATATTCGTTCAAATTGCGTCTTACAGAGACCCACAGTTAATACCAACAATAAAAGACATGTTGGAAAACGCCAAGAAACCTAAAAATTTAGTATTCTCAATTGCAAGACAATTCGCAGAGGAAGACGGGTTTGATAACTTAGATGAATATAGAGACGACAAAAGATTTAAAATCTTAGACATTCCATATCAAGATGCAAAAGGAGTTTGTTGGGCAAGAAACCTAACACAACAACTTTATGATGGAGAATCATATACATTACAAATTGACTCTCACATGAGATTTGTTAAAGATTGGGATGATATCCTAATCAAGATGATAAAGGGTCTACAAAAGGATGGGTACAAGAAACCTCTACTTACGGGATATGTACCTTCCTTTGACCCTGATAACGAACCAGCAGGTAGAGCACAAGATGCTTGGAGAATGGCCTTTGATAGATTCATTCCTGAAGGTGCGGTATTCTTCTTACCTGAAACAATTCCAGGTTGGAGAGAAATGAAAAAACCTGTTACGTCAAGATTCTATTCAGCTCACTTCTGTTTTACATTAGGAGAGTTTTCAAAAGAAGTTCAACATAACCCTGAATACTACTTTCATGGTGAAGAGATTTCAATTGCAGCAAGAGCATACACATGGGGTTACGATTTATTCCACCCACACATTCCTGTAGTTTATCACGAGTACACTCGTAAAGGTAGAACAAAACAATGGGATGATGATAAAACTTGGGGTCAAAAAAATACTCACTCTCACTTAACAAATAGAAAATTATTTGGTATGGATGGTGAAACTCAAGTAGGCCATGATGGGCAATACGGATTTGGTACTGTTAGAACTCTAAGAGAATACGAGAAGTATTCAGGTTTATTATTTGAAAAAAGAGCGGTAGACAAACATTGTTTGGACAAACAATATCCACCAAGTCCTTATAATTTTGAAACTGAAGAGGATTGGAAAAATTCATTCTCAACTATATTCAAACATTGTATTGATATTGGATACTCACAAGTTACTGAAACTGATTATGATTTTTGGGTTGTTGCATTCCATAATGGTTCGGATGAAACATTATATAGAAAAGATGCCGACAAGAATGAAATTGCAGGATTTATGAGAGACCCTGACAAGTATTGTAAAGTTTGGAGAGAATTCCCAACAACAGAATTACCTTCTTACTGGGTAGTTTGGCCTCACTCAGAATCAAAAGGATGGTGTGATAGGATAACTGGCCAATTAAATCACAATGTTGTTAGTTAATGAAATTTAGTGAAATCCCTAAGTTTATTGTAAATTTGGATAGACGACCTGATAGGTTAGAAGAAATTACAAAGGAAATGAATTATCTCGGATGGGATTTTGAAAGATTTCCTGCGATAGATACTAATTCTTATATGGGTATAACCAAATCAACTTTTGAAATTATTAAGATTGCAAAAGAAAGAAGTTATCCTCGTGTAATGATTATTGAGGATGATTGTGGTGTTATGCCTTACGCAAAAGACCTACTTCAAAAAATAGAAGACACTTGTCCTGATTTAGAATTTGCAATGTTTAATTTAGGGCCAACTCAAAATAGAGATATTAATGTTAGTGATAAATGTAATTTATTATTAGATATGACTAATTTACCTGAAGCGGATGAAAACGCTCGTGGTATCTACGCAGCTAATATGGTTATATATGATGAATCTATCTACGATTCTATTTTTGATATTGCGTTAACAGCATTTACAAGTGGAGATTATTTTCACGCCTTAGATGATTATACTTTTAAATTTATAGTTCAGAAACATCAAAGTTACTGTCCAATTTTACCAATAGCACCACAGAAAGCTGGTTATTCAAACATATCTGAAGGTATGTATAGTAATTGGTACATGCAAACCTATAATTGGAATAGGTGGTGTCCAACTAAAATCCCTAGAGAATTTATGGACCAATATAAAGTTCAAGAAATGAAAGATAACGGGGAACATAAAGAATTTTATTATGTCAGTTAAATTTATAACATCAATTTACAGTGACCTATATGGTACTGAATTTGGAGGTAGACCAAATAGAGGAGGACATTATAGGTATAGTTTGTTGTCACTTTTAAAGATGACAGACGCGGATTTCCTATGTTACACTTCAGATAGAGAATTACCTTCATTAGAAGAGTTTTTTTATGTCGAATACTCAATTCCAAAAGACAAACTTAAGTTTCAGGTTTTTGATATTGGAAATACCAAATTTAAAGATTTGATTAATCAATATAAGAATATTGAGGAAACTAAAAATGGAGACAGATGTGTTGAGGTTCAATACAGTAAGTTTCATTGGTGGTGGAACGAAGATAAATCTTATGATTATTATTATTGGATTGATGCTGGATTATCCCATTGTGGATTGATTCCCCTAAAGTATCTAACAAATGAACATATTCAACAAAGATATTATGAAAGTAGTTTGTTTAATAATGATTTTTTAAAGAATCTTATTGAGGATACAAGTGATAAGTTTTTAATTTTAGGTAAAGAAAATGATAGAAACTATTGGTCGGGCACTGTTGATAGAAAATGGTATACTGAATACGATAGAAGTATTCATGTGATTGGTGGTATGTTTGGTGGACACAGAGATAAGTGGGATGAGGTTGTTAATTTATTTGAAGACTATGTTCAAAAAATAATAACTGAAGATAAGGGTATACCACATGAAGAACACGTTATGACTTTAATGTATTTTAACCATTTAGATTTATTTGTTAGAAAACATTTCGATATTTGGTGGTGTAGAGACAACGCACCTAGAGGAGTTGATGAGGAACTCTTCTTAAACAATAAAAGCTTCTATAGAATATTAGAAGAATTTAATAGAATTTATGAGTAATATAACATTAGTAACAGGTATTTGGGATATTGGAAGAGGTGAACTGACCGAAGGATGGTCAAGACCTTATCAACATTATTTAGATAAGTTTGAAAAACTTTTAGAGGTTGAAGAAAACTTAATAATCTTTGGAGACGAAGAATTAAAAGAATTTGTTTTTGAAAGAAGAAGTTCTAAAACCACTCAGTTTATTGTAAGACCATTAAGTTGGTTTACTAATTCAGAGTTTTTCCCAATGATTCAAAAAATAAGAACAAATCCAGAATGGTATAATCAAGTTGGTTGGTTAAAAGAATCTACTCAAGCAAGATTAGACAATTATAATCCATTGGTTATGTCTAAAGTTTTTTTATTACATGACGCCAAAATAATGGACCAATTTGATTCGGAATATATGTTTTGGATTGATGGTGGTTTAACGAATACAGTTCATCCAGGATACTTTACTCATGATAAAGTATTAAATAATTTATCAAAATATATTTCAAAATTTTCATTTGTTAGTTTTCCATACGGTGCTGAAACTGAAATACATGGATTTAATTATGGTAAATTAAATGCTCTTGCTGGTGCCAAGGTTACCAAAGTTTCCAGAGGAGGATTTTTTGGTGGACCAAAACATACAATAAGTGATATTAACGGAATTTATTACGGGTTACTTAAATCAACATTAGAAGATGGATACATGGGTACTGAAGAATCAATTTTCAGTATTATGGCTTATAAACATTCGGATATGATTAACTATTTTGAAATTGAATCAAATGGTTTAATCGGAACATTTTTTGAAAATTTAAAAAACGATGAGCTCAAAGTTAAAAGTGAAAATACAGAAAAAGTTATCAATACTTTGGACCCAAACAAAGTTGGATTGTATGTTATTACATTCAATAGTCCAAAACAATTTAGAACTCTTATTGATTCTATGTTGGCATATGATAAGGACTACATACTAAAAACTAAAAAGTTTTTGTTAGATAATTCAAGTGATTTGTCAACTACCGAGGAATACTCGGTAATTTGTAAAGAATTTGATTTTGAACATATTAAAAAAGATAATTTAGGTATATGTGGTGGTAGACAATGGATTGCCGAACATTTTGATAAAACTGATTTAGATTATTATTTATTCTTTGAGGACGATATGTTCTTCTTTCCAAATGAAGGGACATCTTGTAGGAATGGATTCAATCGATATGTTTCCAATTTATATACAAAGTCTTTAGAAATTATTAAGAAAGAAAATTTTGATTTTTTAAAGATGAATTATTCTGAGTTTTATGGAGACAATGGAACTCAGTGGGCTTGGTACAATGTTCCTCAACATGTAAGAGATGAGTTTTGGCCAGGTAAACCAAGACTTCCAGAAATGGGACTTGACCCTAATGCTCCAAAAACAGAATTCAATGCTGTGTTATCCCACAAGGGTGTTCCATATGCAGTTGGTGACGTTTATTATTGTAACTGGCCTCAGATTGTTAGTAGACCAGGAAATAAAAAAATGTTCTTAGATACAACATGGGCACATCCGTTTGAACAAACATGGATGAGTCATATGTATCAGTTAGTTAAAAAAGATGAGTTGTACCCTGGGTTGTTACTTATGACACCAACAGAACACGATAGATTCGAACATTATAACAGAGAGCTGCGTAAAGAATCATAACAGTATATTTATTGTTATGGAATTTTATATAAAAAAGAATGCAACTTTACCTGTATTAAAAATGCAGGTTGTAAAAGACGGAAGGTCAGGTTATTTGCAACTTATGCAAGACTTGGAGGTTTCTACTATATTTTTCACTATGGTTGAGGTAGAAACTGGAATTCCTAAAATTGTTTCTGCTCCTGCTGAAATTGTAAATTTAATTTTACCTGAAGGTGCTGACCCCGAGTATTACATTTATTTTAAATTTACTGCAAGAGATACAAATACTCCTGGTAGATACCAAGGTCAATTTTTAATTAAAAACGACGAAGGGAATTTAATTCTACCAATCAGAGAGGAACTTTATATTAATATCCAAGATAGTTTTATTTCAGAAACTGCTTGTTGTTAATTTGATTAACCAATTTAATTTTCTATATTTATGTAAGATGAGTAAGGTGAACTTCACAATATTGTGATTGCCAATAAACCACTCGTATATTACATATGTTTACAGACCAAGATATTGAATCGTTCCTACATGGAAACGACCCCGAAGAATTTATAGTCGCTATCGAATACGACTATCGCGAGAACTGCATTTACAAAATCAAAGAAATCCCTGGTAAAGGAAAGGAAATCCGAAAAGACACATTCACACCGTTTGCGTGGGTTGGTGACTTGCGTGAGATTAACTTTTACAATGGTTCAAAAGCAGCTCAGAAAGATGCCATGACCAAACATGGTATCATGATTGAAAAGTTAGAAACCCATAGTAATGAAAGATTACAAAAGGGTATGACTTTCATGGTTAAATCCTTAAAAGGTTACAGAGAACTAATCCAATTCTTTAGAGAAGGTGGATGTGACCCATGGGGTGATAAGACTAAAGATAAAGTGATGGTTCTACCTCCTGTAGAACAATATTTAATTTCAAAAGAAAAAAGACTATTCAAAGGTTTTGAAAACTATGAAGAGGTTACCCGTCTTGTATTTGACTTAGAAACGACTGCACTTGAACCTAAGGACGGTCGTATCTTCATGATTGGAATTAAAACCAATAAAGGTTACCACAGAGTAATCGAATGTATGGATGAATCTGAAGAGAGAAATGCCATCATAGAATTCTTCAAGGTAATCAATGAACTTAAGCCAAGTATTATTGGTGGATATAATTCAGCGAACTTCGACTGGCATTGGATATTCGAAAGATGTAGAATCTTAGGTATCGACCCAAAGAAGATTTGTAAATCATTACACCCTGAACATTCTTTCACAAGAAAAGATAGTATGTTGAAACTTGCCAATGAGGTTGAGAATTTTACTCAAACTTCTATTTGGGGTTACAATGTAATTGATATTATTCATGCCGTTCGTAGAGCTCAGGCGATTAACTCGAGTATTAAAGCCGCGGGTTTGAAATACATTACACAATACATTAATGCCGAAGCTCCTGACCGTGTATATATTGACCATTCAGATATTGGACCATTCTATACAAAGAAAGAAAATTATTGGTTAAACATTCAGAATGGTAAGTATAAGAAAGTCGGTGTTGATTCTAAGATTGATGACGCTTGTTCTAAACGTTCAGATGTTTATAATCAGATTGCGGGTGACAAGTTAGTTGAGATGTATCTTGACGATGACTTAGATGAAACCCTTAAGGTAGACCAAGAGTTCAACCAAGGTTCGTTCTTGTTGGCTGCGATGATTCCAACAACTTATGAAAGAGTATCTACTATGGGTACTGCAACATTATGGAAAATGTTAATGTTAGCATGGTCTTATAAACACGGACTTGCAATACCTGCCAAAGAATCCAAGACAGACTTCGTAGGAGGTCTTTCTCGACTACTTAAAGTTGGTTATAGTAAGAACGTACTTAAGCTCGATTTCTCGTCTCTATACCCCTCTATTCAATTAGTACATGATGTATTTCCTGATTGTGATGTAACAGGTGCGATGAAAGGAATGTTAAGTTATTTCCGTAACACTCGTATCAAATACAAACAACTTGCCGAAGAGTTTTATAATGTTGACCGTAAGAAGTCTGAATCATATGGTAATAAACAATTGCCAATTAAAATTTTCATTAACTCGATGTTCGGTGCTTTATCAGCTCCTCAGGTTTATGCTTGGGGTGACATGTATATGGGGGAACAAATCACTTGTACAGGTAGACAATACCTTCGTCAAATGATTAGATTCTTTATGACTAAAGGTTATGTTCCATTGGTAATGGATACGGATGGTGTGAACTTTTCTACTCCTGATGAGGCGAACGACAGAGTTTATGTTGGACGTGGATTGAATTGGAAGGTTAAAGAGGGTAAAGAATATTACGGGCCTGAAGCTGACGTTGCTGAATACAATGATATCTTCATGAGAGGTGAGATGGCTCTTGACACCGATGGGGTATGGCCATCTTGTATTAACTTGGCTCGTAAGAATTATGCTGTTATGGATTCCAAAGGTAAAATTAAGTTAACGGGTAATAGTATTAAGTCAAAAAAACTTCCATTATATATTGAGGCGTTTTTAGATAAGGGTATTAAAATGTTATTACAAGGTAATGGTAAGGCCTTCGTTGAATATTATTATGAATACCTTCAAATCATATTTGATAAAAAAATTCCATTGAGTAAGATTGCCCAAAGAGCTAAAGTTAAATTAAGTCTTGATGATTATAATAAAAGGTTAACTACAAAGACTAAATCTGGTAACAGTATGAGTAGAATGGCTCACATGGAATTGGCATTAAAAAATAATTTAAATGTGAATTTAGGTGATGTTATTTTGTACGTTAACAACGGAACTAAATCATCTCAGGGTGATGTTCAAAAGATGACCGTAAAACAAATTAAAGATACGAATGCTTATAACTCCCTTATGAATCCTAAGTCAAAACCTATAACTGATGGTGTTATGGTAAACTGTTATATGTTGGATAAAGATATATTGGATAACGACCCTGACTTAACTGGTGATTATAATGTACCAAGAGCGATTGCAACGTTCAATAAAAGAATTGAACCTTTGATGGTTGTATTTAAAGACGAAGTTAGAAATGGTTTAATTGTTGATAACCCTCAAGATAGAGGAATCTTTACAACAACTCAGTGTGAACTTATTAATGGACACCCATTGGATGAGGGTTCTCAAGATAAGTTACAAGAAGATGTCTTAGATATAACTGAACAAGAATTAAACTATTGGGAAAGACGAGGTCTTAAGCCAGATTATATGTATGATTTAGCCGAGGAAGGTTGGGAAGAAAAATTAGGATTGCTTCAAACCGTCTGAAGATAGGATATACCAATTTCCACTCATAAATCTAAATTCAATACAAGCATACTTATCAGCAACTATTTCATCATAGTCTTCATCGATTTTACCGATGTCTGGTTTGATTGTAAGTCTTGTCATTGATTTAACCACAATATGGTCTGTTGTTTTAGAATTTAAAATAACTGTAGATTCAGAAACATCTTTAATTACAATACAAGACTCTCCGTTTGTTGTATAATCTTTTTCAGATACTATAGAAATTTCTGAGGTGTCTACGACAAACCCATTGATTACTTTTCTTGATGGTATTGTTTTTAGTATTGCCATAAAATTAAATTACATATATTTGACGAGGCATTGCTCTGAACTTCATTTGTTTGTTCAAGTTTTCTGCAATTAATGCTTCTCGTTCCATTACTTTATCGGGTCTCATTCTTGTCAACCATCCTTCAGCTCCTGTTAGTTCATCTATTAATTTGGTCTTTTCGTCTTTAGCCTCAGTAAGTAAACTCTGATAATCCATTACGATTTCAGAATCAGGTGTTTTTAAGTTACCACTATACTTACCTCTAACTCTTGCCAAAGTTTCTTTACAATAGGCAGTAAACCATCTTCTCACCCATTGTTGACCAGGAACGTTTAAGTCCTCCCAACTAAGAGATTCGATTGGAACATCTGTCGGTAATTTAATAATATCAGGATTGTTTTTGAGACAATCGGCTCTACTATCGGGTTCAACATCATAATACCAATACCATACGGCTTTACCAACGTATTGACTATAACTTGACCAATTAAATTTACCACCAGGGGTATTCATTAAGTGAATTAACTTTTTACCATCAGGTAAACCTGTAATTCTATAAGTCATCGAACCACCTAAAATTCTATTAAGAATATTGGCTTCTTGCATTCTGATTAAATAATCAAAACCTGACATCATAAAATAAGAACCTTGATTACCCATTTGAGCAAATCCAGCTTGGTCGGCACCTAATCCGATACCACCAAAACCACCAGCCATTCCACCAATTCCAAACGCAGTCCAAGGTTGGTCACTAAACCATAATAGTTCATTAACTTCTCTACCCGCAGGAATTTCATATGTTTGAACATTCTTCTCAAGAACGAAATAATCTTTCTTTAAAACCCAAGGACCTTCAGTTTGAAGACCTACAATTTTAGAATATGCGTAACTAAACTGTTGTTCAAAATCCATAGTTCTTGTAACTAACGCTCTTGCAACAGACCTTTCATTCATATTCAAGTTAACTAAGTTAACCCATTGAGAATCAATTAACCATTGTAGGATATACTCTTCGTAATCCCCAATTGCTAATTCCATTAACGAATCCATCATCTCATCTTCAAGTTCAACACTTCTTAGTGGTGCACCTAACTGATGTTTGATTCTCGTATATATCCTACTTCTTTCTGGTTCTGGTAATACTGCCATGTCAATAAATATCTTAACTATTCTATTTTATGAATTAATGAACTCTCATTAAACACATATTGATTATGATTTTTAATCGGGTTGTTTTCAAAAATCAAAATTTCGTTTGATTTTGTATTAATAAATATCAACCAATCAACGTCGTACGGTTTAACATTTCCTGTATCTTTTACAGTAATTTTCCCATCTTCTTTTATTATTCTTGAAAATGGTTTAACCTGAGCGGTATATTTTGTTTCATTTAAAGTAATTGTTAAATCAACACCAAGGAGAGCATCGGTTTTTTGACCATGTCCTCCAGTCTTTTCAAGTTTTGCGGAATCCCCAAAATATTTTTCAATTTTAATTAAAACATCATCTTCAGATTTTTGTCCTCTATCCCACAATTTTTTTAACACTTTAATTATGTTAATAAACTCCTCGTTGTTTTTTGTGAATATTTCTGTTTTGAAATGATACAACGCATTCATTAATCTGTTAATTTCTTTAATGGTTCTATTTTCTTTTTTAGAAAAATTAAATTTCTTTTCAGGTCTACCTATTTTTTCAATTTGAGTATTAATTGCTTTGGTTAATAAACAAAACGTGTTGAAGTTTGTGTTTAGGTTATTTAAAATAGACCTTCCTTCTTTAGACTCTAATCCATAAAACCCTGACATTTCTTTATTTGTACTATCAACCCAAAATTGACTAAACACTTCTTTTAAAGCATTAGTTACTCCGTCTTGGTATATTCTCTTAATGTTTGAATTATTAATAAGTTCTCTGTAGAATTGAACTTCCTTGGCGTCACAGAACTTCGCCTCTTTAGATTCTGTAATCAACTTCTCTAACTTAACGGATTCTACTAATTTAGTTTCCGTTTTCATTTCGTATAACTTGGAAACAAATTCCCAATTTACAACTTTCCAAAAGTTAACAATATATTCGTCTCTCTTGTTTCTATACTTTAAGTAATAAGCGTGTTCCCATAAGTCTAATCCTAATATTGGAAACCCACCACCTTCAATCACATTCATTAAAGGATTGTCTTGATTTGGAGTCGACATAATCTTTAATGTGTTCTTGGCAGTAAGGACTAACCATACCCACCCTGAACCGAATCTATCTTTGGCAACAGTATCAAATTGTTTCTTGAACGCAGTGAAACTTCCGAATTGTTTTGTGATTTTTTTAAGTAATTCTCCTTCTAATTTCTTTGGAGTTGGTGTTAACATATTCCAAAACAATGCGTGGTTAAATGCTCCTCCTGCGTTGTTTCTTATTGTCTTATCAAAACGACTTATTGTTTTGATTATTTGTTCTAACTCTAAATCCCCGTATTTCTTTTTATTTAAAGCGTCATTCAATTTATCCACATATCCCTTATAATGTTTGTTATAGTGAAAGTTCATTGTCTCGGGGTCAATAAACTGTTTCAGGGCTGAGTAAGAATAGGGTAATTTTTCTATTCCTATTTTTTTCATTTCGTTAATCAACAACTCTTTTTCTTTTGTGATGTGGTTTTCAAGTATTTGTGTTTCGAGTTGTTGGATTTTCTCTTCTATTTTTTTCATATTTTTGGATTATCCATTTCATATAAATAATCCAGATTTTCTTTAACGACGCATTTCATTAATTCTCTTCAAAATTTCTTCGGCAGCATCGGCCGTATTTTGATTGTCCCCCATAACTGTGGCAATCACTTGTTTTTTATTGTTTAATATGTCGTAGATAATTCCTTCGATTGTGTTTTCGAATATGGGGTAATAAACTAATACATTGTTTTTTTGACCGTATCTATAAGCTCGGTCTTCTGCTTGGGCGTGGTCGGATGGTAAAAATGATAGGTCGTTCATAATAACCGCTTCAGCTGCCGTTAAAGTTATACCAACCCCAGCGGCTTTTATATTACCGACAAGTATTTTTATTTTATCGTTTTCTTGGAAACTGTCTACACTGTGTTGTCTTTCAGGTTTAGACATTGAGCCGTTTATTTTAACTGCGGATTTACCAAAATGTTCGCAAATTTTATTAAGTGAATCTGTAAAGTTACAGAAGATAATTACTTTTTTCCCTTGTTCAACAATGTTTTCTGCAAGTTCTATTGTCTGTGAAACTTTTTCATCTGCGATAACCTGACGTATCTTTGTTAACTTGGTGAATTGAACTGTAAGAGATTTTGATTCCTCTGGATTTTTGTCATACCAATCGTAATATTCTCCCATAATCTCCTCATACATTTTAGACTTTAATCTAAGATATACTGGTGTGATTATTTTGTCAGGAAGGTCAAGTACGTTTTCTTTAAGTCTTCTTAATGTAAGACCTGCGGTTCTGTCTCTTAATTCCTCAAGATTAGACGCCCCCATAACATTCCACACCTTTCTGCCTCCGACGTTGAATTGGTATCCCTGACAGTATCTGATAGCATACGCCATCCAATTCTTCGCAACAGGGGATTCAATCAAACTTAATAAGTTGAAGTAATCAATTGGTCGAGAGGTCATCGGAGTACCCGTCAATAACCAAAGTCGGTCCACCTTCTTAACAAGGTCGTTAATTAGTTTTGTTCTTTGGGCTGTAGCGTTTTTAATATAGTGCGCTTCATCAACGACCACCAAATCAAAATTGGCATCAAGAATTTGCGATTCACCTTTCTTTTTTGTATCATGGAAATTTTTTATAATATCATAATTTATTATTACAAAGTCAGCATCCGTACTAAAGTTTTTACCTTCAGCAATATAAACTGCCTTATCTGAATAGTTTTCAATCTCTCTTTTCCAGTTAATTTTTAAAGTTGCTGGACAAATAATTAATACTTTCTTGGACCCTGATTCTAATGCCGCTATAATAGTAGAAGTAGTCTTTCCAAGACCCATATCATCTGCAAGTATGAATTTTTTATTTTCAACCAATTTTTGAATAGATTCTTTTTGATGTTCAAGAGGAGGACGGTGAGAATATTTTTCATAGTTTATTACAACGTTTTTAACCGTGTTGTCTTTTATGATTGCCGCTTTGGGCAACCAAAAATCATGTAGTTGTTCCGATTCGGTTATCTTACCCCAAATGTGAAACGCTTTTTCTTTATCTGCCAATAACTTTTCTACCCAAATTTTTTCAGGTATTTCGGTCATAAGTTTATCGTCAGCAAGTTTCTGTGCGAAATATGCGTCAAGTATTACCCATTTTTTTGCAACCTTTGGTTGTTTGTTATGGTTATTAATAATATACTCAGCCTGACTCCTTGTAGGGTAAAACCTCCTATTTATTTGAGACTTTCTTTTAAGTTCAATAAGGTAGTTATTTCCTCCTTCATAAACCTCCAAGAGAGACAATGCCTTTGATTCTAAACTAGCGTCCATTAATTGGAAAATTATTTGGCTTAAATATAGTTAATCTTTGAGTATTTATCAATATATGCAAAAGTTAGTCCCAATTACAAGATTAGGTAAGTTCTTTGGAGCTGAAGACTATTCACTCGACATCGGTATGGGTGAGGAGTGGTTGCTTGGTGATATGAACTTTACTATTGTTCTCTATCGAGTAGATAGACAAAAAACAAAAGTAGATGATGTTTATGGTGAGGTACTTGAAGATGGAATCCAATTTTTAGCTCCTGTTGAATTGCAAGGTTTGGTTCAGGTGATGACTCCTGCAAGTAAAAACTATGGTAATTCAAAAATTGAACTACAAGAGCCTGGTAATATGAAGTTCTCTATTTACCAAAAGACTCTTGATGATTTGGAAGTTGAAATATTTCAAGGTGATTATATTGGATATTATGAATCTGAAGATAGGGTTAGATATTATGTAGTGTCTGATGATGGATATGTTAGGTCAGACAATAAACACACTTACGGTGGATACAAACCTTTTTATAGAAGTGTTGTTGCCACTTATGTTAGTGAAAATGAATTTAGAGGAATTTAATAATGCCATTACCAAAACAAGTTAAACCAACATTGCCGTTAGTTCCTAAAAAAACTTTGTCTGCTCGTAGGGAGCAGTTGTTGGAATATATCAACAAAGATGGAACTTATTTACCTAAGTCAGTATTACATGCCGACTTGGATAGGGGTATGCTTGATTTTGTTAAAGGAGATTTAGAAGTTGTAACCGCAGGTAAAGTGGTACCTATGGTTGATATTATTATTACAACTCAAAACTGGACACAATATGTTGAGACTGCTTTATTTGTTGATTTAGATTATAACCCTTCACCACCATTCATTACAGTGGTAAGAAGTCCTGAAGTTAAATTTGGAACTAATCCTGCTCTTCAATATACAATACCTAATAGAAAACAATTTTATTATGCATCTGTTCCAACTTGGAATGGTAACGAACAAGGTATGGACATATACACAATACCACAGCCAGTGCCTGTAGATATTAACTACAGTGTAAAAATTATTTGTAATAGAATGAGGGAGCTTAACGAATTAAATAAAATTGTTATGCAAAAATTCTCATCAAGACAGGCGTACACTTTTATCAAAGGGCAATATGTTCCAATCATATTAAACAATATTTCTGACGAGTCTCAAATGAGTTTGGACTCAAGAAAATATTATGTTCAATCATATGACTTCACAATGTTAGGATATCTTATTGATGAAGATGAGTTTGAAGTTAAACCTGCAATTGCAAGAGTTTCTCAAATTATGGAGATTGATACTTCAAGTTTTAAACAAAGAAGAAATAAAAGTCCTAAAAACCCTGACGAATTTTTATCTAACTTTTATTATGTTGTTGGTAACAATACATTAAGTGATGTGGTTGCTTATACTGCAAATTTAACTTGGGCTAATTCAATCAACGTTGAATCATATGATGTTTATATTAACGGAGACTATTATGGTACCGATGTTCAGAAGATTCAAATAACAACTAATGATGTTTTAAGAATACAAGTTGTTAAACAAGATGACTCTTTAGAAGCAAACATTAAGTTTGATAATATCTTAGTTTAATTTTTCTCCGTAGATATCTTTTTTTTCTTTACACTTCTCAAGTATCAAATTTTCTAAAAATTTATAAATCTTCATTCCACGATTCTCACAGTACTTTTTTAATATCTCGTGTACTTCAGGGTCTATTTTAATGTTCTTTATTTCCTTCTTAGTTTTCATAGGCAGAAAAAAGGCAGAATTTATTCATACCGTTTACAAATACATATTCAAAAGTCAAGTTTTTTGTAGTAGTAACGAATATTTATCATTAAAATAAATCTGCAATAGAATTAAATTAAATAATGGCAACAGCACAAGCAAATCAAAAAGTTTTTGTATCACCTGGAGTATACACATCTGAAACGGACCTTTCGTTCGTAGCACAGAGTGTCGGTGTTACTACCTTAGGTTTAGTAGGGGAAACAATAAAGGGCCCTGCATTCGAACCTGTTTTTATAACTAACTACGACGAGTTCCAAGCTTATTTTGGCGGAACGGAACCAGTAAAATTTGTAAACACACAAATCCCAAAATATGAAGCGGCATACATTGCCAAGTCATACTTACAACAGTCTAACCAATTGTTTGTTACAAGAGTATTAGGTTTGTCGGGATACGACGCGGGTCCTTCTTGGAGTATTAGAGTTACTGCCAATGTCGACCCATTAACTATAGGTATAATACCTCCAACAGGAGGAACCGCATTTACTTCTGTATTTACAGGAGCTAGTTCGGGTAGTACTGTTACTATGTTAAGTGGATTACCTACAGACATTCAAAATAACCTAAATATACAATATAGATTATCTGATGGTAGTACATCTACATATCAAGATGATTTTAATTCTAATTTAGGATTTATAATCGATAACCCATCGTATTCCGCAACAACTGTTGCATTCTACGGAGCGGTACCATCAACAACTTATTGGGGATTAGTTAGTCAATACTCAAAACAATTAAATGTGTTTGGGTCAAGTTCAAACAATCTTGATACTAATGATTTAAGTGCAGATTTAAACGACCCTTGGTATTATGCAACGTTTGATAATGACGCTAATATTAATAACGACTACGCAGGTTATTCATTCTATTATACTGTAACGTCTTTAACAACAACTGACGGTGGAGCAACTTATACAGGAACTATTGAAGGAGATGTATTCAACTTCTCAGGTACTGCTTATAGTGAATATAACAACATGGTTGTAGCAACTTTACGTTCAAGAGGTATTTCATTATATTCAAACAACGCAGACCTTGGTCAACACGGTCCTATATACGAAGTAAGTGGATTAACTGATGTTAATTTAGTTGCAACAGGACAATATTCAGGTATTACAAATTCACCATATGAAGGATTCTTACTTTCAGGTATTACTAAAGATTCTGATACTTTCTCTTTTGAAACTTCATTATCTGCGGCGTCTCCTAAGTTTATAACTAAAGTGTTAGGTGTTGATAATTTTGGAAAATCAAGAAATGAGGTTCCATTATATGTTGAAGAAATTTATCCAGGTTCTTTAAACTATGCATATAACCAAGGTTATATTAAAGGTATTAATCCTGAGTTAGTTGCGTTAGAAGATGCAAGAAGCGAAAATACACAATCAATCGCTTATAAAGTTGAAAAATATCAATCACCTGAAACTCCGTTCTTAGTATCTGAGTTAAGAGGTAATAAAGTTTATAGATTATTTAAATTCATTTCAATTTCTGATGGTGACGCAGCTAACACAGAAGTTAAAGTTTCAATTGCAAACTTATCATTTAACAATATGACATTTGACGTATTAGTTAGAAACTTCTTTGATACAGACGCTAATCCTGTTGTAATTGAGAAATTCACAAATTGTAATATGGACCCAGCTTCAAACAACTTTGTTGCTAAGAAAATTGGTTCATCTAACGGTGAATTTGCTTTAATTTCAAGATATATAATGATTGAATTAGCTGATGAGGCTCCAATAGATGCAATCCCTTGTGGATTCTACGGGTACACTCAAAGAGAATATGAATCAACGGCTAACATTTCACCAGTACCTAAATTCAAAACTAAATATTATTATCCAGGTGAGGTTGTATTCAACCCTCCATTTGGTTCAACAACAAACGCAACTGAATCTGCAGGTGATATTGTTAGAAGAGCTTACTTAGGTTTCTCTTCTCAATTTGGTATTGACGATGCATTCTTACAATTTAAAGGTAGACAAAATCCTCCTAACTGGGTTAGTTCAGCGTTACCTGTAGCAGGTGAACCTTGGAACTACTTAAGTAAAGGATTCCACATGGACTCAGGAGCGACTGTAGTTACAATAGCTAACTCATTCCAAACAAGTGGTGAAACTGCTTTCGAGTGTGGAGTCGCTGATTTCAGATTTGACCCTGAAACTCAAGAAAACCCTTACTACTTTATATACTCAAGAAAATATACAATATGTTTTGCGGGTGGATTTGACGGATGGGATGTTTATAGAGAATATAGAACTAACCAAGATAGATTCCAATTAGGAGCGACAGGTTACTTAGCAGGAGCTTCGTCTTCTACAAGATACCCAACAGCAACAGGTGACGGTTTATTCAAGAGAATTGTTATACAAAACAATACTCAAGATTTTGCAAACACCGACTACTACGCTTACTTACTTGGTATATTAACATTCGCTAACCCTGAAGCTACAAACATTAACATATTTGCAACTTCAAGTATTGATTATGTTAATAACTCAAATCTTGTTGAGGAAGCAATTCAAATGGTTCAATACGCAAGAGCTGACTCTGTTTATATCGCAACAACTCCTGACTACTTAATGTACACTCCAGACGGAACTAACTCTTTAGATGTTATTTATCCACAAGAGGCAGTTGACAACTTAGATAATACAGGAATTGACTCAAACTATACAGCAACTTACTACCCATGGATTTTAGTAAGAGATACTGTTAATAATACACAAATCTACTTACCTCCAACAGGTGAGGTTGTAAGAAACTTAGCATTGACAGATAACATTGCATTCCCTTGGTTCGCATCAGCGGGTTACACAAGAGGTCTTGTAAATTCAATCAAGGCGAGAGTTAAGTTGACTCAAGAAGATAGAGATACTCTTTATCAAGGTAGAATCAACCCAA